TATGGGGTGGAGGGGTATGACTGCCGAGGAACTCAGACAAGTCAAACAGGTAAAGCACCGAGAGTGGCTGTGGCTTTTCGCGGCGTTCACGTTCTTCTTGGGGGCGTTGCTTTGGGAGGGGTACGACCGGCTGACGTTGGACCGGACGCCTCCGATCCACGGAGATGTTGTCCTCGTCCCGGTCAATGAAACGATCAGTCAGGGCAAATCACTCGTTGTGCGAGCCATACGAGAGAAGGTGCGGGACGACTGCATCCCGTTGTTCTCTGAACGGTGGGTGATCAACATCGCCTCGGGTGAAACAACACAGCTACCTGCGCGGGTGTGGGGCGGCGGATCGACAGACGCCGACTTTGTCGATGTATCGTTTGACACCTCAAAGCTCCTGCCGGGGGAGTACCAAGGCTACGCCCGGTCAACGTACCCCTGTCCAGAACTGCCGTCGTTCGTGTATGAGGCGACGTTCCAGTTCTCGGTGGTAGGAGGATGAGATGAACTTCACGCAGATCATTGAGGCCCTTGTCGCTATGCTCCGGCCCAAGGCCAAGCTACCGCCTACGGCCCAACTACCGTGGATGGCGGTGGCACATACATACCTTGGAATCTCCGAGATCAAAGGGGCCAAGCACAACCCGGATATTGTCGAGATGTTCGCACTATCTGGCTTCTCTGGAATCAAGGACGACGAGACGCCGTGGTGTGCTGCGTTCGTCGGGGCGGTCCTATATCTCTCAGGGCTTGGTCGTCGCGACGGCATCAACTTGGCTGCACGGTCCTTCGAAAGCTATGGTGTTGGGCTTTCTGAGCCGCTCTATGGGTGTGTCGGCGTCAAGAAACGGGCGGGCGGCGCAGGCTGGCAGGGGCATGTCGGCTTCGTAGTCGGGGCGAACGCCACGCACATCTTCCTGCTAGGCGGAAACCAAGGCGACAAGGTAAGCATCGCGTCGTTCAAGCGGTCTGAGTTCACCGCGTTCCGCTGGCCCGCCGGTGTTGCCAAGACAAGTATTCCCCTGCCCCAGACCATCGAGGGCGCGAAATCAGCCACGGAGGCGTAGGTGAAACCCAACGGGTTGCCCGATATGCTACGGCCATTCACGCCCGGCAGGGACACCCCGCAGGATATGGGCCTTGGCGGCCTCTCTACGGAGTATTTAGCTACGGTGCAGAACGGCAAGGGCGAGTGGGTTAATATACCGCTCATTTGGTGGGACACCGCTGGGCAGCCGCATCTGATGTCGGAAGACGAGGCGATAGCCCGGCACAGTGACTGGGAGCTTTCGCAGGGTGTTCGCGCACCCCGGTTTGACAACTTGGGCGTTGCGGAACTATCCGCACGCAACCGAAGCGCCGCTGGAGGGGCTACAGAAACCCCCTTGTATAGGAGCCTGAAGAAATGACGAAGTACATCAAGCCCGAATCATTCACTTGGTGGATGTCCCTGATCCCGGTGATCGCTGGGATCATTGTGGCCACGGCAGACCTGCATGGTCAGGTAGCGCTTGTCGCGCTCGTGAACAGCCTGACAGGCGGCGCTGAACCCGCCATCCTGATCAACGCCGGCCTTGCCGGTATCGGCATGCGGGCGGCACTCTGATGTTCGCGCAGATCGAACTTATCGGCGGGGTTATCTTGGCGGTCATCGCCAGCCTCGGGGCCGTGTGGTTCCGCTACGACGCGAAGCGGGACGCCCGCAAAGAACAGGAGGCAGACGATGCACAGGAATATGCTGACACTCTCAAACGCATGCGTGAGGCCCAAGCTGCCAATGCTGGCGGTGACCTCGATGCTGCTCGTCAGCGGATGCGTGATCGGACCGGGGGCGAGTAGCCCTGCGATCTGCGACGGCACCGCCCTGCTGCGTCAGGACCTCGCACGGGTCCTCGCAGTCACCCCGGACGAGGATGCCCTCTTCGCCGGAGACAAGCTGCTGACGGCGATGGAGGCAGGGTGTAATGGCTAGGGACCCACGGCTGGAACGTGCTGGCGTATCAGGCTTCAACAAGCCGAAGCGCACGCCAAACCACCCGAAGAAGTCGCACGTTGTGGTCGCCAAGGAAGGCGATCAGGTCAAGACGATCCGCTTCGGAGAGCAAGGCGCCAAGACCGCGGGGAAGCCCAAGGCGGGTGAGTCTGACCGGATGAAAACCAAGCGCGCCTCGTTCAAGGCACGGCACGGCAGGAACATCGCGAAGGGCAAGATGTCGGCGGCATATTGGGCCGATAAGGTAAAGTGGACAGTCGGGCCGATTGGCATTATGCTAGGGCTGCAACTTGGAGAGGCCAACGCATGGCTGTCGTCGTACCTGATATAGCCGAACTGTTCGAGGAGGCCTATGAGCGGGCCGGCCTCGAAATGCGTTCCGGCTACGACCTGCGCACTGCGCGCCGCAGCTTGAACATGCTCCTGCTGGAGTGGCAGAACCGTGGGCTGAACCTGTTCACCATCGAAGCGGGCACGCTGGCACTCACAGCAGGTACCGCAGAATACGCACTTCCGACCGACACGATCGACCTTATCGAGCACCAGCTGCGTAGCGGCACGGGCACTAGCCAGACGGACACCGCCGTCACGCGGGTCAGTGTCGCCACGTACGCGCAGCAAACGAATAAAAACACGCAGGCTCGGCCGACCCAGATCTACATCAACCGGGGAGCAACCGAGGTGACGGCGACGCTCTGGCCCGTGCCAGACCAGTCGTACACGCTGGCGTATTACCGGCTGAAGGGGATTGATGGGCTCTCGGCCGGCGTGGGGACCACAGCGGCCATACCGCCCCGGTTTGTACCCGCGCTGGTGTCCGGGCTGGCCTACCAGATCGCGTCGAAGCGTCCTGCGGTAGCTGACCGGGTCGCGGGCCTGCAGGTCGAGTACGAGCGGCAGTTTGGTCTTGCCGCAGCTGAAGACCGTGACCGTGCGTCGGTCTTCCTGACACCAGCGGGGCGCATATGAGCTACAGCGCTGGCAAATACGCATTTGGGTTTTGCGACCGGACCGGGTTCCGGTACCCGCTGCACCGTCTTGTGCCTGAGTACAAGAACGGCACGCCGACGGGATCCCGTATCGGGGACGACGTAGTTGACCCAGACCACCCCCAGAATTTCCTTGGCCGCGTGCGCGTTGTCGACCCGCAGTCATTGCGCAACCCGCGCCCGGACACCTCCCAAGCGGAGAGCCGGGGCCTGTTTGGTTGGAACCCAGTCGGAAACACCCTAATCTACCTGACCGGTGCTGTTGGCTCGGTCACGGTCACCACAGGAGAGTAACATGCCCCCCAAGACCTCCCTACGCCCCCGCGCCCGCCCGGTTAAGCGCCCCCGCGCCCGCCCGGACAACCTTGCCGCGGATTACGAAGCCGAGATGGCCGTCGAGGGCGGCAACCGAGAGTCCGCCCGCGAAGCCCGCGAGAACCGCAAGGGCAAGTCGACCAAGAAGATGGCCAGCGGCGGCATGTGCCGCGGCATGGGCGCGGCCACGCGCGGTGGCAAGTTCCGCATGGCCTGATGGGGTAACTGATGAATTACGCTGAGCTGACTCAGGCCATCCAAGACTACACGGACAATCAGGAGACGACGTTCGTCTCCAGCATACCCACGTTTGTCCGGCAGGCTGAGGAGCGGATCTACAACAGCGTGCGTATCCCGGAGCTACGGAAGAACGCAACTGGGTCGGTTACGGCGTCAAACCCGTATCTGGCCCGCCCTGATGACTTCCTAGCGGTCTTGTCGCTTGCTGTCGTCGACGGGTCCGGGGACTACAGCTACCTGCTGGCCAAGGAGGTTGCGTTCGTCCGCGAAGCGTACCCGTCGGCCAGCACGACCGGCTTGCCGCGTTTCTACGCCATCTTCGACGGCGACGTATTCGCTGGCGGCGCCGAGACATCGTCAGGAAACTTCATCCTTGGGCCCACGCCGGATGACGACTATGTGGTAGAGCTGCACTACTTCTTCGAGCCTGCGTCGATCATAGACACAACCACGTCGTGGCTCGGCGACAACGCGGAAAACCTCCTCCTGTACGCCTGCCTTGTCGAGGCCTATACGTTCATGAAGGGCGACGCAGACCTGCTGGCCGAGTATTCGACGCGGTACATGACCGCGCTTCAGGAACTCGCGGCGCTGGACCGCGAACTGAAGCGTGATGAATACCGGAACGGGAGCGGACGATGAGTTTTACAGACGCCATTGGAACTGGAGGCTTTAGCGTCTCCGTGGCTACGACCAGCCACCGGGGGTTCACACCCGCAGAAGTGGCAGCCCGATGCACTAACCGCATCGTGGCGGTAGCAGACACTGCGCCGCCTGCAATCAGGCAACAAGCAGAGGCTTTTAGGGGCCATGTTGAGAAAGTCGTGGAGTTTTACATGCAAGAAGCGGTAAACAGCGACAGGACGACTGTGTGCAACGCGCTGACCGAGGCTGGGCACCCAGAACTTGCCACACTGATAAGGAGCCTCTGAGATGGCATTCACCGGGAACTTCATGTGCACTTCCTTCAAGCAGGAGCTGCTGACGGCAACACACGACTTCACAAACGGGACGGGAGACGCGTTCAAGTTGGCGATGTACACCAACAGCGCCTCGTTCACGGCGGCGACCACCGCTTACACGGTGACCAACGAGGTCTCCGGGACCGGCTATAGCGCTGGCGGTGGCACACTGACCAACGTGACGCCCACCACGTCGGGTACGACAGCGCTAACCGATTTCGCGGATCTGACCTTCAGCTCAGCGACCATAACGGCGCGCGGTGCGATGATCTACAACTCGACGGCGGGTACGAACGCAGTGGTGATCCTCGATTTCGGGAGTGACAAAACTTCGACGGCGGGCGACTTTACCATCGTCTTCCCAACAGCGGATGCCTCCAACGCGATCATTCGCATCGCATAAAGGATGCCAAATGCTGCATGTTTTGGCCGGTGCCAACTCTTTCGCTGAGGTAGAAAAGAACATCGCCAGTCGGCCAGCCGCTTCTTACGGTACGGCTGTTACCCCGGCTGTCGGCTCTAAGGGTTCGTGGACGCAGATATTTTCAGCTCTGGCGAATGATACCTATGGCCTATTGATCTGCATCAACAACAACCGGACATCAGCCTCGTCACGCAACTCGGTTCTTGATGTAGGGATCGGCGCTGCCAGCAGCGAAATACTACTGATCGCTGATATAATCAGCGGAAATGCAAACCCCTATACCCTTGGCGGTCTATGGTATTACTTCCCGGTTGCGATCCCGGCTGGGACGCGGGTCGCCGTTAGGGCGCAAGGCACCGTGACGACGTCTTTCCGAGTTTACATACAGGCGATGCAGAAGCCGATGAACCCCTCGGTTTTGAAGAAGGCTTCGTACACAGAAACCATCGGTATGACTGCGCCGCAGGGAACAGCGATAACCGCTGGCACTGGGAGCGAGGGGGCTTGGACGCTACTCGGGACGACCACGCGGCGTCTCTGGTTCTGGCAGGTTGGGCTGCAGGTGAGCAGCGCGGACACCGCTCACCAGAATGCCGTAGTGCATGTTGACTTGGCTGAGGGTGACGGAACGAACTTCAACTTCTTGTTAAGAGATGTCGTCTTCGTCACGGCTTCATCAGAAGGCGCTACACTGACCCCGCTCACTCTAGCGAGTGAAGTCCCGGTTGATCCGGGAACAAGCATCTACGCGAGGTCGCAAACGAGTGGCAACGTGGACCCCACGTTTATCGCAGCCTACGGCGCGGGGGGATAGCATGGCAATCGCAGAGGCGTATGCAGGCTCCGCGTCGATAGGAACGACGCCATACAGCCTCCCAAATGATAGCACGACACTCACACCGATCACGGTGGATGGGGTCTACCAAGTGTTCTTGGACTTCTCTGCGATGACGTTCACTGAAGAATACAATATCGAGGTTCTGGAAAAAGTGATCTCGGCGGGGAGCCAACTCAACATCTTCACCGCGACTGTTTCCGGCACGGCCGCTCCGTCTTGGGTCTCCCCGTCCCTAATCCTTTTGCATGGGTGGGATGTGCGGGTTACCAAGGTGACAGGAACAGACCGGACGATTAGCTGGTCGATCAGACAGGTGGCTTAAATGTCGTGGTACTTCTCCCCCCTTGCAGGAGCGCCTCTCCTGATGGGCGGGACGTCCACGTCTGTCTCTGTCACTGGCCTTGCGGGGACCGGCTCATCCGGTGCAGTCACCGTCACTACAATCCGGAACGTGTCCACAGCAGTCACTGGCCTCGCGGCCACTGGCTCCCCCGGCGCGGTCACGGTGGCGGCTGAATCATCTACGGCAGTCACGGGCCTTGTCGGAACAGGTTCCTCCGGTGCAGTCACAGCCTTCGGCGGGTCGTCTGTCTCTGCCACTGGCCTTGCGGGGACCGGCTCCCCCGGCGCGGTCACGGCTTTCGGCGGGGTGTCTGCGCAGGTCTCTGGCGTCTCCGCCACCGGCGGTGGTGGCTCTGCGTCTGTCACAGGCACCGCGTTCACCGATGCCACCGGACTTGCAGCCACCGGCTCTCCCGGCGTTGCCACAGTCACTACGGGGGCTGCGGGGGTCTCGGTCACAGTCCATCTGTCCGGGTGGGGCACCGGCGGTTGGGGTGAGGGCCCGTGGGGCCAGTCTAATCTACCATCTTCAGAAGGCGCAGCTGGTACGGTCACCGTTAGCGAAGGGGTCGGGGTATCTGTATCTCTGACCGGACTAACGGCGTCCGCTGCGGTGGGCGGCGTCACTATTACCGCGATCCGGGTCGTAGATGTGGACGTCGCGGGAGTTGTAGGCACTGGGGCAGTCGGTACTGCTGCGGCCGCTGCAGCTGCCGACGTCGGGGTGTCTGGCCTAGCGGCGAGCGGCGCCGTCGGCGACGTCACCGTAAACGAGGTGGTCGCAGTATTCGTAGCAGGCGTAGCTGCGTCAGGGGCCGTCGGCGACGTAGACTTCCAGCTCGGCTGTACACTGTTCCCGGCGGGAGTTGTAGGCACTGGGGCAGTCGGTACTGCTGCGGTGGCCGCAGCATCGAATACCGGCGTCACAGGCGTCGCAGCGGCGGCATCCGCGGGGGCAGTTACGACTACTGCGGCAGCTGGGGCATCTCTCACAGGCGTGGCTGCAACGGGCGTCGTTGGAACCGTGGACGTCTCCTTCGCGACGCGGGTGCAGGCTACCGGGGTGTCTGGGACCGGTGTCTCCGGCGATGTGGTAGTAGCTGCAGCAGCGAACACGAACGCCACAGGCCTCGCAGCGAGTGGTTCTGTTGGGGATGTGGCTGTCCGCGAGGGGGTGTCAGTTTCGGTCGTAGGCGTGGGGTCGACAGGGGCCGTCGGCGCGGTCGACCTAGAGCTCGGGGTGTCAATCTACCCGGTAGGGGTGAGCAGCACGGCTACGGTCGGCAGTGTCACTGTCACGTTCAGCGCCACGGTCCTGCTTACAGGGGTCGAAGCCCTTGGTTTGGTACGTTCCGTGCTGGTTTGGGGAAATGTTGCCCCCGACCAAAATGCAGGCTATACTCCGATACAGCCAACGCAGTCTCCCGGCTTCACCGGGGTTGATCCGAACCAAGCCGCCTCGTGGGTCGCGGTAGAACCCAATCAGGTGCCGGGGTACACCCCGGTCGACCCGGACCAAGACCCGTCGTGGTCTGACGTAGCATAGGTGATGAATGGCCAGCACATACACAAGCGCAGGGTTGGAGAAGCCCGCTGACGGCGAACAGGACGGCACTTGGGGCGACACCGTCAATGACAACTCGGACATCCTCGACCGGTTGACGGGCCAAGCTGGGGCGATCACGCTCTCTGGGACGACGCATACCCTGACGATCTCTGACGGTGCGCTGTCTGAGGGGCAGTACGCGATCTTGAATTTCGGCGGCACGCCTAGCGGCACCAATACGGTCACCATCAGCCCAAACACGGCCAAGCGCGTTTTCTGGGCGACGAACAACTCGGGCCAGTCTGTTGTGCTGACTCAGGGGTCTGGTGGCGATGTGACGATCGCGGACGGTTCTGCGGCTTACGTGTACTGCGATGGCGCCGGTGCAGCGGCTGAGGTTGTCGACGCAACGGCGGGGGTTACCACGCAGTTCGGTGGTATTTCATTTGCTGACGGTTCTGCTGCGGCA